GCTTGACGGTCTGCCCATGATTCAGGGGAATCGGACATTCCATCGGCGCGCGCCACGCCGGCGCCGGACTTCATCTTGCCGATTTCGGTCGTAACGCGCCCGAGTCCGGGGAAGTTGGAATCGAACTTGGCACTTTCCGGCTGCACGCGCGCATTCCATGCGGCAGATTGCGTGTTGATGTTGGCGAATCCGCGCAGAATGTTACGCCAGCACTCGCCGAAGCTGGCCTTCGCGTTTTTATCCTTGCGGTTGTACTCGGTCGCGGTCTGCTGCGGGTCATTCGGGTCGCCGCTGCCACTCATGGACTGCTGCGCATGGGTCAACTGCTCGGCAAGCGGTCCGCTGAGCCAGTCGATGAATGCGGTCAGGTCAGGCGTGCCGCTTGTGCCTGGAATCTGCACGACGGTATCGGCGGCGGGTCGCTGGCCGGCCGGCATAAGAAACGGCTCGTAGACGCCAGCGCGAACACTGGACGAGCGCATCTTGTCCACATTCCAAACAGCCGAGTCCAGCCCAACGCGCGTGATGGACTTGCGGCAGAACTCATCACGCAGGTCTACCAGCACATTCAGGCGCATCTGCGGACCGGCGAAGCTCTCAGTCAGCGCACGTCGGTTCTGGCCGTTTCCGCTACGGGCGTGGAACTCAGTCAGAACTTCGTCCATCGATTCATTGCGCACCCAGGCCAACACTCCGGACTCGTAAGCTGCGAGCATTCCCTTGGGGAAGTTGGTCCAGAACCATGAGCGCTGTGTCTTCTGGCAGGAATCGTCCATATAGAAAGCGGGGCGAAACCAGACATATGTCTCGGTCACGTCACGCATCAGGCTGTCGCCGGTCGCGTATTGGCTTTGCATGGCCATCTGCACAGACTGGCGCGCGAGGCGGTCCAGCTTCAGTTCGGCAATGCCTAGGTCGCCCGCCGTGATCTGCTTCGCCACCCACGGGCATTTCGCCTTGGAGAGAGAAATATCGATTTCATGCGCCAGCATGGCGTAGGCCCAATCCGCTTTCGACTTGGACAGTAGCGGGACTTTGCGCGAGAGCTTGCCGTAAATCGATGTGAGCGTGCGAATCTTGGGCCGCTTGGACTGCGCTGCGTTTTCCGCATCAGGGTCTTCACCGTCTTCTGTTTCGGGAACCACGTCGGGAGCGTCGTCTTCATATCCCCAGCGTTGCGCATCGGCAACGGGCCGCGTGTATCCAATCGAGGCCTCGTCCGTGCAAGCGTAGCGCGCCACTTCGGCTTGGAGCTCGCCGTAGTTGTTTTCCTCGGCCATGAAGTGCTTCAGGCAGTTGGCTTGCTGCGCATACACCTCATCGTCAGGGTCGCCCGGCTTCTCCGGGTAGAATGTCGAACTGGCAATCTCGCAGGAGAGGAGCGATGTGATCGTGTCGTTTTTCTCGCCGATGACGTTGGTATCGTAGTAGCCGCCGGACTGCTGCGCGCCGTACATACCCATCGACGACGTGCGGCTCCCATAGAAGGGCTCCCACCCGCCGCCAGTGGTCGTGCGCATCCGCTGGAGGCCTCGGTCGAGTAGCTCGAGCATCCACGCGCCCTGAATCTCGATGCGATGCGGAACGGAGTCGGCCTGGGCAGCAGCCTGTACCATCGCCTTGATGGCGTTCTTCTGGTCCTGGTTGAGCTGATGTTCGCCATCCTGGTCAGTCCAGAGCGGTTCGTCGCTGACATCGAACGCCGCGAATGTGCCGAGCGGGAGACTGGCCGGGTCGAACTCTCCGTACAAATCCTCATTTGTCAAATCAGATTCATCATTGTTTGACATCGGCGCATCGGTGCGATTGTCGTTCGAGTCAGCCATTCTTCACCTTATTGAGCACAAATTGGACCATCTCATCCACGTCCGCAGAGCAATACGCGCCATGCTCTTCGGTTTCTTCCTTCTCCATCTTCAAGACGAGTTCGCGGGTGATCTCTTCGACTGTCTGCATCACTTATCCCTCAGCAGTTTCAATTATTCCAGGTCGTGGCGAGGGAATATAAACGCCGCGCAGTGATAGTTTACGCATCCCATATGTATCACCCTCGCAAAAGGAAATGGCATGGTAGGGTATAGTCGAATACCCGGATTCGGTTTTGGAGACCGACGGTGTAGCCACTTCGCCTATTCCCATATGAGCCTTGCGCGCTTCCTGCTGCAAGTAGATGCGCTCCCATCCCCGGCGGTACTCGTCCGTGATCGGCTTCTGCTGCTCGAAATCCATGCTAGTGCTTCCACGACTTCATTGTCAGCGCCAGTCGCGCGCGCTTGCCCGCCTTGCCAGAGTCGCCCTTGTGCTCCTCCTCGTAGGCGCTATTGCTCACGCCTTCGCGCTTGGCCGCAGCAGTCATGGCCCCCTCTTTGATGTTGAAGGAGCCGCCTTTGCCGAGATTGATCTTCTTCGTGCCGTACATTATTCGTACTCCGGCTCGCTGTCGTCGGCGATTTCCTGCTCTTCGTCGGGGAGATGCTTCTTCAGGTGATCCACGAGTTCCTCGGCGGTCGTGGTATGCTTCTCGGCGCCGGACTCATGCACGGTCGTGTGGCCGCCGTCGGGGTGATGCTCGGTGTGGAGCGGCTTATCGTTGGCGTCGATCTCTTCGCCGCCGCCGTGCTGCCCAGGCTGCTGGAGAGGGTCACTGCGGCCCATCAGGCCTTGGCCACTGGATGATTTTTGCGCCATGGAACGGTTGTGCTGCATCATGGGCGGTCTGTTTGAGAACTTCTTCCCGTCGCTGCTCTGAAACGCCATCGCTCTGCTCCTTCTCGTAGATCTTGTTGAGTTCCGCTTGCCAGTCGTCCGGACCTTCGAACGCAGGAACCACGGGCGGCTTATTGCCGGTCTGGTACTGCTGCGCGAATGCCGCGCCCGCTGGTGATCCGAACGGCATCAGCACTGCACGCATTCTATCGCACTCCAGCTTTGTGCCTGCAAGCTCAATGCGCAATAGCTTGATTTGATTCTGTTTGTCAGCAAGAAGCTCGGTGTAGTCCATGCGCTGCTCGACAATGCGCGCCTCAAGCGATTTGATGAACCGCGAGGCTGTCAGCCAGTTGATGAAGAGTTCACGTAGGGTCAATTCTTCGCCACCTTTGCAATCAGCGCGTCAGTCTGCGCGGCCCGCGCCTGAATCTCTTCGATGCACGCCCGGTAACCAGCCTCGCACAGACCCTTGACGATCTCCGCGATGGCATCTTCCGGCCAGCCCATTGCTTTGAGCTTGGCGCGCCAATTCATCACGATGCGCTGCGATTCAGTCATTCCCAGTTCTCCGGTGGCCGCTCTTCAGCTCGCGCCTCGCGTTGGTTCCGCTCCTGCGTGAGCCTGTATCTCATTAAGAATTTAGCACGATCGCCCTCTAGCGCATCAATTTTCTCGCGGTCTTTCTCTTCTTGCGGCTTCCCGCGCACGCCCAACTCGCCGAACAGGCCCAGCGCGACCGAGTCGTAAACGTCATCGCCCTTGGTCCCGACCTTGAGCACATCTTCTAGGTTGTCTTCGTCGCGGGTGCACTGCGGCAGCGCCTTGATTGTCTCCGGGCACGAGTCGAGGATCACGAAATCGCGCGTCTTGATCAGGTGGTAGAGCAGCGTTGCGCGCCCTACGCGGTCGGTTGTCGCTCTGGTCATGCCGGCCAGCCCGCGCGCCATCATGTAATTCGACAGCTTCATAGCCGGCGACTCGGCCTCCATCTGCTTGGCGAACTTCTCGTGCGAGAAATAGGCCGCGTGGTAGTCGCAGCCCTTACGCTGGGCCCGGTCCTCATCCGTGGCCCCAGGCAGCCCCATGCGCGTCATCTTGGCGACGATCTCGGCCATCTCGACGTAATCGCGGCCCCGGTCAATGTACTCGCGGTACTGCACGGTTTTGAGCTTGTACTCGCCGCCGGCACGCCGCACGAGCGCCTTCGTGAACCATGCAACCGAGTTCCAGTGGGCGCGCCCCCAGTCCCACCCGAGCCACCTCGGCTGCCAATACTGCCAGATGATCGCGTCGGGGTCTTCGCGCAGGTTTATCACGTCGAAGTTTGGGTCGAAGCAGTCGAAGTACTGGCCCACCGTCGTGTCCAGCTTGCCATCCAGCAGCTTTTCGCGCAACTCCTTCGGCATGGCGTTCAGGCGCGCGACGATGCCAGGGTCCTTCGCCAGCATATGCGGATTGTCCATGATCGTGCTGTGGACGTAATCCCAATCGTAGGGGTCGTATTCCAGGCGCCAATCGTCGGCCACCAGGGGATTTGACGCTGGTCCGCGCACCGGCGACCAGAAGCGCCCATTGCGGTCCGCCTTCGATCCCTCGGGCAGGCCGTCCGGCTTCTTGGCCACGAACCAGTCGTTGTACTCGCCCCAATATGCGCCGATGGGATTGGTCGCGCCCATCATGCAGGGGATCGGCCACGCGCCATTATCGTCAGGCTGACACTCCGGGTTCACGCGGTTGCGGGCCTGGAAGAATTGCCACACGCTTAATGGGATGCCGCCGCACTCGTCAAGGAAGATCACCGGAAATGAGCTCGACTGATACGCCTCCATTTCCTTCCAGGTGAAGTACTGCATATGGCTGAAGAACAGTTTCGACCCGTTGTAGAACGTCGCAATGTGCTTTGTATCGTTGTAAGTGTATAAATCAGAAGGTACATAGGCCTTGAAGTTGGGGATATTCGAGCGCTCAAGCTCCGGCATTGTCGTGCGCAGGATCAGCGCAAAGCAGCCGGGGAAGCGCAAGAGGAAATCGGTTACGATCTCCATCATCGCATCGCTGCTTTTGCTCGAACCTGTGCCGCCTACGCGCAGCCGATTGTGAGCTGTCGAGCGGCGAATGACTTTGTTCTTGGCGGTCGGCTCCCAGAGTTTTGCCGCGTCCAGGACGCCGTTATCGACTGCAGGGTGGGCCACGTTACTCCTTGTCGAATGCCGGCTTGGCGGCCGGTCGCGGCGTTTCGTCCTTGGCTGGCTGCGGGACGATCACTGTGCGAATGCCGAGCTCGCCACTGTGCTCCAGTTTGTCGCCGTACTTTTTTGGCGCCAGCTTTGACGCGTACCATTTGCGAGCATCGATCTGGAGACGCGATCGGCCAACCGCATCCTCGATGGTGATTTCCTCGCTCCCGTCGGGCTTGATGACAATCTTGCGCGCCTCAACCGGAGTATCCGCTAAAGCTATGATTTCACTGGCGTAATGCTCGGCCTGAATATCTCGCGCGCACGCGTATTTCAGCGCAAAATCATCACGATCTCGCAGCCACTTGTAAATCGTCGTTTCGCAGGGATAATCAGGATCGGACGCAATCTGGATCAGCGAACGCCCAAGAGAGATTTGATCGCATATCGCATCGGCCACAATTGCGGAATAGGTGCTGGGCCTTCCGCGCTGTGCCATCTACGCAGCCCTCTTCGCCGGCTGGATGTGGACATCGGGCCTTGTATCGCTTCGCATAAAGTCCAGCTTAGCACACTTCCGAACTTTTCGCCTTCTCTTCATTTATTTTCAGAATGACTGCATTATTCTCTTGACACTAATACGCTTTGTGCTGAGATTGATTTGTAAGCAGATGAGGCCAGCCCTCAGGAGGAAACAAAATGACAGTAGCCCAGGCAAAGAGATTGCATGAAGGTGATACGCTCCTCCAGCGTCCGTCGATGAACCCGCATGACGTCAGCGGTTTTAGGCGCTATGAAGTGACCAGCGTCGACAGTAAAGGAATTGCAATCGTCGACGAACTTGGTTATCCGGGGTTTATTTTCTTCACTGATAAGGCGTACTTGAAGAGTTTGGAACCCGTCAAGGTTCAGCATTCGATTTGAGATTATTGAAAACGAGTAGGGCGTAGCATTTAACCTCCGTCGCGCGGTCCTTTCCGTAATCGGTTCAACTCGGAGAATCAATGATCTGCCCCCACTGCCACAAATCGATCAGCGCCAGCCAGATAGCCTCCGCGCTGGCGCGATCCGGTTCCGAAACCGCCGGACGGCCCAAGACGATTAAGCCATGCCCAAAGTGCGGCCAGCGGTTCGGTGCGCTGGAGCTACGGAAGCACATCCCCCACTGCCACCGGCAGCCCATGCCCGCATGAGCAGGTGCACTTCATGCTTTTACCCTTTCCGCGGCAGCCATCAGCCGCTCGACAAACGCCGCGCTCTCAGCAGGCCGGCGCCGCTCCTTTTCGCGGTTCCGGCAGACACGCTTCGCCGCGCCCTTGCCGCGGCTTGTGACCAGCGCGATCCCGAGCTTATAGCGCATCTCGGAGATCGACCGCGCGCTGCGCTTCATTTCCAGCGCGATGTCCAAGTTCGACAGCGCCGGTGCTTGGCTGGACAGTTCCTTGACGCGCTCGACGTCGGCGGCCGTCCAGACCTGCCGCTTCTTGTAGGGACTCCTCTCGACTCTCACAGGCTCTTCTCCTTGAGCTTCGCCTGAATAGCCGCAACCATCCTCCACATCGCTGCTAGGGATTCAGCGCTCATGGGCGACCTATTTCGTCTTCGGTCATCGGGCGCGTCTTGACCATTGTGCCGTCATCGGTGCGGTAAACGCATACATTGCCCACAATCGGGTCATCGTAGATGAGTCTGCATTCAATCGTGCGCATGACAAAACCGTTGGCGAGGTTGCGGGAAAGCATCCCGATGGTCGCCTCGACGCCGCTGCGGCTCTGTTTGATTTGCGCCTTCATGGACGCTTCTTCTTCGTCAATCTCCTCAATGCGGTTGTGTGCCTGAGCTAGTTCGTCGCCCATCTTCAGGCGCTCTTCCTTCGTGAATTCGTAACGCAGAGAGTTGATTTCTTTCGTCGGTCGCGTGTTTGCCATGTTCCGTCCTGATTCCTTTGCATGGGTGGCCTCCTTCTTCTCTCCCGTAGTGTCATTCGGTTGCATGGGTCGCCTCCTCAGATAGCCCCTCAAACTTCGTGGTGTACTCCTGATTCCATATAGCGCGAATCTTGTCGGCCGTACTCTTCCAAGCATCCACTTCCGTTGCGCCTTCGCCTTCAATCTTTTCGTTCTTGTACGGGCTGAATCGCCGGATCGTCACTTTACCGGGCCAATCCTGCACCGCACGGGCGCTCTTCCAAATCGACTTTACAACCATCTCATCATCGCTCATTGCTCACCGTCCGCATCGAACACGTCCCGGTAGGCTCCGAGTCCTTGAATGTTGTGATCTTCGAGAGATTCCTCGTCTCTAGTGTCCCCAGGCTCTCTGCCGTCATCACCGTGCGCCTCCATTTCCTCGATGATCTTTTCAGCAATATCCTTTGCCACACCGCCACGGTAGGCGTCGATCAGTTCCGTCACCATCTCCACCGGCGTCTGCTTCTTGGGCCTCAAGATGCGGTCGATGCGGAGGTCGATGATTTTCGCAAGGGATGCCTTCCAATAAAGTCCGCTTACGCCCTCCAGCTCTCCAGCCGTCACCGGACCGCGCATCCTATCCAGCAGGGCATGGGCGACGGCGGTGATGCCGTTTTTTATGTCAGACTTAGTCCTTGGCGGAGTCTGTGTCCACGGTATGAGGCCGAGGCGATTGTCGCAGTACACGTTGCATATAATCTCCATCACATCCACGTCTACCGGCTGCTCAGCTACGACCGGCTGCGCGACATTGCGCTTGGCGTAGACGGCGTTGATGGCGTCTCGAATGTCGCCAAAAGGCTTGCGGTTGTCGCTCTCCCACTCGTAGATGCAGTATGCGATTGGGTCCCACTCTTTGTCAGTCAGCTTCATAAATCCTCCAGTTCGTTTGCTGATGCGGTTATTCGGTTTCGTCGAAGTCAAACACTTCCTGGCTCAATCTTTTCGCCGCGATCTCGTGTTTCCAATAATTCTGCCAGCCATACGTGTCTGTTTTCTTGTGACAAATGATGCAGAGCGTTAAGCCGTTAGAGAGTTCATGCCGCAAGTCTGGACGCGCTTTGAACGCTTCAATGTGATGCGCCTGTAAGCGTCCTCCAGCCTGCCCACAGTCTCGGCAGGTGTAATGGTCGCGCTCGAATACCGCCGTGCGCCATTCTCGGTCTTCTGCCGAACCATGCTTGTCCCGATGGCGCAGGTGATATGTGCGGGGCTTGACTCCTCGATTGGCCGCGAGGCGAGGAGGCTCTATTCCCTCCTGGCTCTTGTCCTTGCATACTCGACAGCAGAATTTCTGGTCCATCCTAGCGTTCTCCGAAATGAATGGTTCACCGCATTGCTGGCAGGTTAGGGTGCGGCACTTATCGCACCGCTTTTGTGGCCCGTGGGGGTAAAACTCCGTCTGGCAGATAGAGCAGGGTCGCAACTTCGGAGGCTGGTTTTTCATCCTCCATCGTTGCCAATAAGCTGCCCTGTACGCTGGTTCTTGGCTCTTCATATTCAAATGGTAACACTTCTTGCTCAAGCCGTCTAATCGCTATTTTAATGTATTTCTCCTCAATCTCGATGCCGATGGCCTTGCGGCCCATATTCTTTGCTGCTACCAGCGTTGTGCCACTGCCAAGGTAAGGGTCGATAATCAACGGCGCACTCACGAAACCGATGCACCATTGCATTAGGTCAACCGGCTTTTGTGCGGGGTGTCTGCGATTTGAACTCTCTGCTTGCATCGACACATCCCGCTTGCAATAGACGCCACAGCCTTTGTTCACCCATGCGAGTTCCGCGTCACTAAGAAACGAGCCAAACCCCGCGTCGTATCGCTTCAACCAGACAAGCACAGTCCCTTTTACGAGGTGCTGCGGAAAGTGATTCATGCCCCAAATGACAAGCTCTCTGCCGGTCAGCAACATGAACGACGGGTCAAACGGCTTGTCATCTTCAGCGATAACCGACCCATAATGTCGCGTCGGCCCTGCGCTCCCGGTCCCGTTCTTTCCTCGGGTAACTTTCCCGTTCCACGACATACCGTAGGGCGGATCAGACACGATGGCCCCATCGGGAAGCATAGGCAGAATCTCGCGGCAGTCGCCGTGGTAGATGGTAATGCCCGCGTGTTCGTAGTATGGCGTCATTTCCCCACCAGCCTATACCTGCAAGTGTGCGAGTTCGGCAACCGCTCCGTAATGATCTGGTGCGCCCCGTAGCGCAGCTTTCTGAGGTCTCTCAGTCTGGCTGTGATAGTGCTGTCGGATACCCACCGGCCCGTCAGTTCCTCGATGCGCTGCCGTAGCGTGTAGGGCGTATGCCAGGCGTGATGCTCTCTCAGGAGGCTAAGCACTTCGCCATTGAGTGCAGTCGGGTCTAGCTCGGTATCGTTGCTCATGGCTTCACCACCTTTGAAGGTAGCAACCATGAGATTTGCTGTTTAATCCACAACTGCCGGCTCTTTGAGAGTTTGCGATATTTCCGCATAACTCCATCGAATGTACGAGCTCCGCCGAACATTTGCGCGTACTTCGCCAATATCTGCTTCTTGCGCGGATCATCAACTCTCATATCTCCAGCGCGATTTCCGGTTGGAAGATGGGTAATACTCAGCCATTCCGATTCGAGGTCTGGACGTTCCTCGGTCCAATGTGGGAAAGCCGTCAGACCCCATACTCCATCGATCAAAAAGACAGGCCATCTTTTCATAATCTTCTTGTTACGAAGAGTGATAGTGCAAGTTCCAACCTGCTCAAGATCGCCAATTCTCAGTTTTCTCAATTTCCTCTCCTTTTCTTCTTCAGGTCCAACAGGGCAAACAGCGACATCTGCGGCTCTGCGGTTCCTTCTGGAATTTCCTGCACCCGCACAAACTTCTTCTCTGGGATCGCTTCATCCGCCTGGTACGCTTCCAAGTTTTCGTAAGCCTTGACCTCCACGAAAGTGCATTTGTCCCGGATGTGCTGCCGTAGATAGCTGCTTGCCATGCGAGTTGTTTGGAGGCAATCGGCGCTATGCTGCGGCACTCCCTCGTAGATGTAGCGCGCCTTGTCGTATCGCACAGCCAGGTATCCAGTGCCATCTCCCATCGGAGAGAATCGCATCCCGCGCATGGGATTCTTGACAGGTACCCAGTTTCCGTCCGGCGTTCGTCTTTGATCTGTTACGGGTATCCATCCCATCACGGCACCAATTCTTCAAAGACAATGTTCTGTTGCGTCTTGTATCCCATATCCGCTTCCCTCTTCAACGCCTTCGTCATCCCGGTGTGGTCGAGAAATGCCCAATACAAATGCTGCCAGTCTCCATCGGCCTCTGGCGGAAACTTCTCTTTCGGCGGCTGCTTCGCTTCCCACTTCGCCGCACCCGAGGTAAATGCGCTCTGGGCCTTCTGTGGCGTTCTTACGGGAGGTTTGGTCCACTGGCATACATGAACCGTGTCTCCTGCGTAGAGCCGCCATTTGCCGTCCGTCTGGACCCATCGTAGGCCATCTCTCGAACACCGCTTACACTGGCTCATAGCATCTCGTAGGGTTGCGGGGCAGCTTGCACTGCCCCTGGGTTGAATTATTCGCCGGAGCCGTAGCCGTAGCCGGAGCCGTCGCCGGAGCCGGAGCCGTAGGCGTAGCCGTAGCCGTAGCCGTAGCCGGTGCCGTAGGCGGAGCCGTCGCCGGAGCCGGAGCCGGATCCGTAGCCGGAGCCGTCGCCGGAGCCGGAGCCGTCGCCGGAGCCGGAGCCTTCGCCGGAGCCGGAGCCGTCGCCGTCGCCGGAGCCGTCGCCGTAGCCGTAGCCGGAGCCGTAGCCGTAGCCGTAGCCGGAGCCGTCGCCGGAGCCGGAGCCGTAGCCGTAGCCGTAGCCGGAGCCGTCGCCGGAGCCGTCGCCTATTTTCTCCATACCGGGACACCTTTGATTGAGGTCTCCGCTTTCGGAGTTACATCAAGAATTTCAATGGCTTCGGTGAGCGTGACCGATGGAACGGCTACAGGAAACTTGCATTCTACTGGTTTCGATGTTCCATCCACAGCAAGCTGCGATAGCGATGCAGCACCGGCCCAATACCATAACCGTCGCGCATCTGCGAGTTGCACTTCCTTCCCATCGCGGGAAACGAGCGTACCGGCAAATACTCCGGCGCTATATGTACGAACGATTACGTACTTCTTCTTCGAGACTGGCATTTCAATTCCCTTCTTGGTTGACTACTTCAGTTCGTCTACCGCCTTCGCCACGATGCGCGTCAAGAACTTGCTGTCGTCCAGGTCATGCGCGTCGATGTAGGCGGTGAGTTTGTCCCATGATGCTTGTGGGATATGCACGTACCGGCTTACAAATCCAGGCTTCGTGCGCGTCTTCTTTGCTGCTGTTGCTTCAGGCATTGCTGCTCTCCTAGGTTGTGAATCAGAACGGTTCTAATACTGAATGGTGACGTGAGGGATCAGGCCCTTGTCGATGGCAATGAGCAAGTCCTGAGCGCGGTCCATTGGAATGTCGAGTGCAATAATTGCGCCTAGAGCCTCATTGTCGATCTTGAGCCGATGTGCTTTGTTTTTGGCCCGCGCTTCAGCGGCAATCCTCTCCTCGCGCTGTTCATCTTCAATCCTGAGACGCTCCTTAGCGACCGCCGCGATGCGCTCAATATCGGCCCGCTTTAAGGCTTCTTGTGCCTTCTGTTCGGCTTCGATCTGGTCAGCCTTTGCCTTAGCTTCCGCCGCTTCCGCCCTTTGCTCTGCGGACAACCGTTCGCGCTCTGCTGCCGCTACTGATTCTGCGGCATCCCGCTCGGCACGTTCCTTCGCTGCGCGTTCGATAGCAGCAAGCCGGTCCCGCTCTGCGCGTTCTGCGGCCTCTGCACGGAGTCTGGCGAGTTCGGCTTCGTTGGCCTCGGCTACCTTGCGGCGCTCCAGTTCGGGCTTGAGTACGCGGAGGGATGCGGCAATGGCGCTCTCGGCTCCCACCTTGTACTCCTGCATGGTGGACAGGTCGAAGGACTCCAGTTCGGCAATCGCCGCCGTCAAGGTTGGAATGTCGGGGTGATAGGTCTGCGCGAACCCCGCAAGCCTCGCCACAATACTGGCCAGGTTTGCCTTCCGCGTCTCTTCTTCCTGCTCCCACGCGGTCAACGGTTGGAGCACTTCATCTTCGATTCCGCCCACGATCCGAACCAAGCGCCTCTTCTCTTCATCAATAGCCGCGATCTTCCGCTTGGTCGCGCCAGTCAGTTCCTTCGCCCGCGCTTCAATGCCGGTGCGGAGCTTCTGGAGTGGCCGCGCAAAACGCTTGAGTTCCGTGCGGGCCTTCTCGGTGGAGATGTCGTACTTCTTCGCTTCGGTGAGGTACCAGTCCCGACCTGCTGCAAGCTGTGCATCGGTCACGGCTCCGGGAGTAAAGAGCAGGTCATCGGCCATCGTGTCGATGATGGAGAGCGACGTGCTGGGGCTAATCGTTCCATTCGCTGCATCCCCATCCAAGTCCAAAGATGGCTGCGGATTCTCCTTCTTCTTCGAAGTCCCGCTCGCCTCTATCGTCACGCTTGCGGCGGCGGGTTCAGTAGGGCGCTCTGCTTCCACCTTAACGAACGGGTACAGGTCCGCATACGCCTTGATGATTTTTCCAAAGAACGTCCCGATGGAATTGTTGTAAACGGGATTATCTTTCGCCGCAAGAAGCTGTGCGTACAGTTCCGGCGTTACGTTGGCGTAGCGGTACTCGCTCCCCGGTAGCCCTGATGCCTGCTGCTTCTTGTTGGGCGGAAACTTGATTCCAAGCGGATACTCTGCTCCACTCTCATAGCCGATCTCGCTGATTTGCGAGGAATCGACTGCCTGCCACTGCATCCCTTCTTCTTCCGAAAGGTCTACTGCTGAAAACTCCGTCATTACGCTTCCCCTTCCACGACCGGCTTACCCTCGAAGTACGCTTGTCCGTCAACAAAGCACACGTCGATGATGTTGATGAAGTGCTGATTGTTCTTGTCCGCTTCCCTGATTGTGAAGTTGCACTCAAGACCCACGCTTTCCTTGAGCAAGTCCCAATACTTCGTGTCGAAGCATGAGGCGAAGCTGACGCCGTTGTGGGTTCCAAGGAAGGTAACCACGACATAGCCCTTACGTGCTGTCTGTCCTTCAGAAGCCGGTTTTGCCTCGATAGTCTGGACGCCCTTAATAACTGCGGTCAGGCCGTTCGGAGGAATGAATTTGCATTGCCCGGCCTGGGGCTGTGCTTGCTCCTGTGGGGCTGATGCACGTTGGTTGGCCTGTTGGCTTGACTGCTGTGTGCTGGTTGCTCTGGCGGGTTGGTGCAATGTTGCACCTTGGCGAGTCTGCCGGGATGGCAAGTCGCCTTTCTCGCCGGTAGAGTCGATCATCTCTTCCGAGTCTGCTATGCCTACGATGGCCTTGTATCCGTACTTCTGCCCATAGGTCTGAGAGCCGCCGATGGTCTGCTGATTGAATACCGGCGTTCCACCCTTGCCGAGCGCCAACTCTCCCGGCAATTCGATCTCGTTTTGCATCCACTCGCCCGAATCCCAATGAACAAGTCTGGTGTAAACCGTGACCGTCTTCCTGTCCAGATCGACCACTGGAAACTGAGAAACGGTGAGATGGTACTTGGTGAGGGAGGGACGAACGGCGGCGACGATTTCCACAAGGGGAGTGTACTTGTAGTCGGCAAACTCGTTCTTCACGTTCTTCTCGGCCGGCAAGAATTCCACCTGTGCCTCGCCGAGGGCCTTATTGAGATTCTTCAACGCATAGTCGGATGCGATTGTTCCTTCCGCAAGCGTCACATAGCCGATAGATTGAATCGGCGTGCCTACAACGGCTTCTTCTTCATTCATGGCGTCTCCCATTAGGCAGTGACCCATCCCGGAGCAACATCCGCGAGGCTCGCGGTTACCAACTCCGCAAACTCCGGCTTGAGAACCACTACCACCTTGTTGTCCACGATTGTACGGTCACACACGTAAGACTTTTCGATGACGTGCTTCACGGTGATCTCGCCGAATGTCTGCGTCAGGTAAACGATTTCGTGCCTCGGACAGAGGTCGAATTTCGCGCTGGAATCGGCCAGCATAATGCCCTTGGCCTGCTCCGCCGTTTCTCCGTAAGTGTCGATGCATGCGTTCTGTTGGAGAGTGGGATGCTCCTCACACCAATCTGCGTATGCTCGTAATGATTCTGCAAGTGTCATGGTCACTACTCCTCCTGCTTCTTCGCTTCCCGTTTAGCTTTCCGAAACGCCCGCCAGCGCCTACGCTGAGCCTTGGCGATCCTCTCGCGCCCCTTGTCTGTCAGAGCGTAAATCCGCTTTGGTGTTGCCTTTTTCGTTCCCATGTGTTGAAGTTACTCCGCTGTAAGATTCCTGTCAAGGGTAAGATGCAAGTAAGTTGTGGATAACTTCATTTTTCTTTGAATGCCCAATGAGCGAGTTTGGGAATGAGCGCATACCACTCTTCCGGCGTTCGTTGCGATGGATTGTCGTAAGGGCTGTTGTATACAGGCATAGTTGCGCCCCACTTGCGACCTCGCCGAACGATCTCTTTGCAGGTCACAGGCCGTTCAGTGATCGCCTTGCGCCATCCTTTCGGTGGCGGGAAGGGCACGCCCATCTTGGCAAGTGACTGGCGGCTAAATCCACCGCGTGCTGTCATGGCCGCTTCGACTTGCTCAGGGGAGAAAAACCGCTTTGGAGTCCACATCATTTTGTCTCCTTTTGGATACATCTCCCCCTACAAATGGCAAGCATTCTAAACTGTTTCATCGTTTTTCCTTTCTGACACACTTGCGGCTGCCCCGTAGGGACCAGTAGCCCCTGCATCGGTAGAGTGAAACCTGAAAGCCAATCAGCAAGGTTCTATGGGTTCTTTCAGTGTCCCTTTTCGTGACCGGACGCCAGCCGCCAACGCTACCCGGAAAGCCCGCCTCTCAGCGGGGGAACCCTTACCCGCTGATTTGCCCTTCCCCGTGGTCTCGGCGGCGCGGCGACAAGGCCATCATCGGCACCAAGATTGCTTTTGCAGGGCGTAAACTTCCAAATTTGTTTGTTGGGCACTTGACAGACTCGCTGCATCCTATTCGCGTATGCCCACCAGCCGGACGGCAGTCCACAACTGGAGCGGCCCAGGCGGAGGAAAGCGGAAGCCTTGACGTGGTGCAACGAATTGTCACGGTTTTTTGCACTCAAGACACCTGTGGCAATTGCAAATATAGCACAGAGGTGAGATACTATCAATGCGTTCGATACCTGTGGCGGGTTGAAGCGCGGTTCCTTTTCGAAAGCAGACTGGCCCTTTCCTCCCGGATTGGGCCTTTCTGTTTTACCGGCCGGCTACTCCGCTTTCGGGTTGATGATGCGTTCCACATCTTCCTGGTTTATCCGCAAGAACTTCAAGCCCAGCCGATGCGCCTTGAGATGGCCGATGAGAATCCAGCGGCGGATGGTCGTGGGGGTGAAGCCGGTGATCCTAGCCACTTCCGTGATGCTGTACTCGTCTTTGATGGGGATACCGTTTTTCATATTTCCTCGTATGTAACAGGTGCAATGCTTTGCACCTTGCTAGAAGCAGTTGGTTAAATCGTCCATGCCCGTTTCCCTGTCGAACCCCATATCAGGGCCGTGTAGGGGCAAAAGCGGGGCAGCCCGGCTACCTGTCGAAGCACCCGGCCTCGTACATACACGAGAGGATAGCGGCGGCGATCACGATCAGTTGCAATGCGATGGCCCACCAGCGGTCGTACCAGGGCCGGGCCCGGATGCTGACGTTTGGCCCATCGCATACGTTACTGTTTGGGTACTCGTGGATACATTGGCCGTTGCGGAGGGTCATCGGGAGCCTTCTATCTGGCGGATAACTTCCCGCGTGTGATTCCATGCTTTCGTCATGGTTGGATGCTCTATAGGGTGCGGCACGGCAGAATCAAGCATCATGTTCAGCGCCTCTAATAGCGCATCTTCCCTGGCACGGACCCCCGCATAGAGGACATAATCTCCGTTCTCGCAAAGAGCTAATGGACGCCCCACGCTTTCATCGGAGTATCGACCATCATACCGAGTGAGTTTTGAGATTTTCACAGCACACCTTTCTTTCCCCGACACCGGCTGGAGCCCTCGAATGGATATGGGATTAGCGTCCTGAGGATGTCAGCCTTCGAGCGCTGATACGAGGCCCACGCCTCCGTCTTCGCGCGCCGGTAGGAGGCCATCGCCGGAACCTTCACCCGCTGGTACTCGTCGTCCGACTCCACGGTCGTCACTCGCAGGTACTCGGCCAACGCCGAATCTGTCACTCGCAGGTACTCGTCGGCCCGCGCCACAGTCGCCACTCGCAGGTACTCGGCCCGTGCCGCATCCGTCCATTTGTATCCGGAGTGGGAGAGTAGCCATATTAGCCAATCGCCACGTTTGCAAGACTCCCAAGTGTCGCGTAGAGTCTTGCCATGCTGCCACCTCAGCGCCTCGCAGCAGGCGTCTTTAATGTGGAGCCATCTTGCAAAATCCTTGGGGTCATTCGGTGGAAACTTCATCTCAGTCTCTCCAGTCAATTTGTGCGACGCTGGCCCGCCATGCGGCCATCTTTAAGTTTTTGAGGGGCGTGCGGTGATAGCTCCGGCGATATGCGGCGGCCCGGGCTGTATTCAGCGCCAAACATCCGAGCACGTACCAGAGCAATACTAGGATGATAGTGACGGCGGCTACCACGGGAGTCCTGCTTCCCGCGCAAAATGCGCCACGGCCCAGATGAGCGCCAGGAAGCCAATCAGGACCACGCTGGAGGTAATCAGCACCCGCTTTGCGCGGTCTAGGATGGGCAACTGCTGAGCCTTGAGCGCCGCCAGCTCCAGGCCGCGCTTGCGCACATAGTCCATGTCCATGCGCAGGCCGTCGAGCTGCGGGTCGTGCCAGGCACAATGCTCATCGTACCCAGCGGCGTTGCACTCATCTTCGATTGCCGCTGTTTCCGCAGCGATGGCTTTCACGAGGTCTGCGCGGGCTTGCGCGGCCTCAGACAATTCCAGCAACTCCGCTGGGCCGATGGTGAGCACTGGTGGTGTGGGATATTCGGCTTTGCCTTCTTCCCAGGCTTTCCTAGCGGCCAAGTAGTCGGCAAATGCAAGGGCCTGTATGCGTGTACGTGTCATTGGATTTCC